CTATTGCAGGCATATTTACAGCAATTACTAGTGTAACTACAGATACAATTGGATTTAATGTTGGAGTTTCTACTATTGTTAATCACAGCATTACTACTGCCACTTATAATGCATCTACTGGTGTAATGGCTTTGACTATTGGTGCTCATACATTGAAGACAGGAACTAGTGTTAAGATTGCTGAAGAATCATTGACATTTGACTGTTCTAGAGATGGATATGCTACAGATCACAAGTATCCAAGAAGAGGAGATCCTTTCTTCAATGGAATGAAGGTTATTAATGTTAATACTACTAGAGAATTTGAAGTTAATGTGGGAACTTCAACTGTACCAACTTTCTATAAGACTGGGGGAATAGTTCAACCTGCTATTATTGCTCCTAGACAAGGAACCAGTAGTGCTGGAACAGGAATTGCTACAGGTGTAGATCCTGCCTTTAATGGCACTCCAATCAATAGAATTATTAGCGATACTCAGTTTGAAGTTAATACAGGTATATCTACCAGAGATCATCATTATGCTAGAGGTGGAACTGTTTCTCAACCAGTTGAGATAGTTATTGATGAACCTTTAAGTTATGACAATATTATGCTTCAATATAGTGCAGAATCTCAATCTGGGGTAGGTAAGAGTGCTACAGTTGATATTGTAGTAGGACAAGGATCTAGTGTTGTTGATTTCACTATAAGAGATTTTGGATATGGTTATGGTAATGGGGAAATTTTAACACTTCCTGTAGGAGGAACCACTGGTATTCCTACAGATACTACTACTAATGTATTTGCAGAATTTGCATTAACTATTGAAAATATCTTTACAGATAGTTTTAATGGTTGGTCACTTGGACAACTACAAGTGTTGGATAAATTAGATTCTCAATTCGATGGAACCACAAAGGCATTTAGACTTTCAGTTAATGNAGAAACTGTTTCTATTCAGGCTTCTAAAGGATCTGCTATTGATGTAGAAGATACTTTACTAGTCTTTATTAATGATGTTCTTCAAGAACCTGGAGTTGGATATGAATTTGAGGGAGGAAGTGTAATTACTTTCTCAGAATCTCCTAGGGGTGCATATTTGGAAAATGGAAATGTAGCAGTTGGAGATAGTTCTAAGATTCTCTTCTATAAAGGCGCTGGAAATGTTGATGTTGTTTTCAAGGATGTATTAGATACTGTGAAGAAGGGTGACACATTAGATATTGGATATAGTCCATTAAAGGGCCAAACCGTAATTCTGGATCAAGATCCTAGAATCATTACTGGAATCAACACTATTGATACAGTTGAAACTAATTTATATAATGGTGTTGGAATTACTACAGATATTACTGTTGGTAGACCAGTTACATGGTGCAAACAGACAGTTGATATTATGTCAGACAATACCAAAATTGGAAAAGATAGAATTCATTATGAACCTTTAATTAGTCCAGTATCTTATCTTATTAATTCTGTAGGTTTAGGAACTACAGCATTCTATGTTAATGATTTAATACCTTCTTTTAATCCTAAGAATGAAATTGAAAATGATAACCAAAGAAGTACCTGGCAAGATATTATTGAAATAAATGATCAAAATACATTAACTGGCGCTGCAGCTACTGCACTTGTTTCTGTTGGTGGAACAATTTCCTCTATTGTCATTAGTAGTGGTGGTATTGGATATACTGCTGCACCTATTGTTACTATTTCCAATCCCGTTGGGGGTGGTGGTAGTACTGGAGTAGGGTTAGCAACAGCAAATATAAGTAGTGCTGGAACTGTAACTTCTGTTATTATTTCTTATGGCGGAACAGATACTGGGTTCGCTTATACTTCTACCAATCCTCCTGCTGTTCTTATTCAACCTCCTATTATAGAGAGAGAAAAGATTAATGTAGATTCTTATGAAGGTGATTCTGGTGTAATCGTTGGAGTTGGAACTACAACTTCTGGATCACAGCAACAATTCTATTTTGACCTCTTTATTCCTCAAGGTTCTTATTTAAGAGATACTAATATTGTTTCTACTGCTGTGACAGTAAGTGGATTGGGTACAGATGATTACTTTGTAGCTTTTGACACTAATGCATCTATTGGGAGTACTTTCGCAACAGAATCTGGGGATGGTACTACTACAGTTGGAATTGGAACTACTCAACTTGATGCTGTATACAGGGTTAAGAGTGTAGAAACAAGAACTATGGNTAATGTGACTGCTGGATCAACTATTGGGTTCTCAACTGATGTGAGAAGAGTATTTGTTAATATTGATAGTTATAATATTGGAATTGCTTATACTACTTCTCCTTTCATAGGACAATTTAGTTGGGGTAAGATTAACTCTGAAGCGAGAGTGGGTCCAAAGAGTTTTGATGCTCATACCATGACTGGTATTGGTACACCGGGGAGTGGAATTTCTACCTCTAGTGTGGTGAAGAGGTTTAATGATCTTAAATACACAGCTTACACCTAAAAGTGTAATAAATAAGAAAAAAGTCCTATAAAAATGGCAGCGATAATTACTGATCAACTTCGTATATTAAACGCGAAGAATTTTATTGCTGGGGTACAAACCAGCACTAATTCTTATTATACGTTTATTGGATTACCNAATNCTGCAGATAATCAATCTGATTGGGATTCTANCNCCCCAACACCCAATGATAGTTTCAATGCTTTTAATGAAGATTGGGATACTATGTTGGCTGTTAAAAAAATTGGCACCANCGATGTAAGTCAGGTAGTTAATAAAAATGTATGGGCATCTGGAGTAACCTATGATATGTGGAGGAATGATATCACCATTGACAATCAATCCCAACCATCTGGTGTTGCTGATATCTATGCTGCTAATTATTATGTGATGAACTCTGATTATAGAGTTTATATTTGTTTGTATAATAATGCAAAACCAGAGAATAATCATAGAGGAGGACCATCTTTAGATGAACCTACTTTTACTGATCTAGAACCTAGAACAGCAGGAACTAGTGGAGATGGTTATATTTGGAAATATCTTTATACTATTAAACCTAGTCAAGCTATTAAATTTGATTCCACTAATTATATCCCTGTTCCGAGTGAATGGTCTACTAATACTCTAGATGCTGCTGTTAGGCAAAATGCAGCAACTAGTGGCCAGATAAAAATTGTAACTATTAGAAGTAGAGGTGCTGGTTTAGGAACTGCTAGATCTTATTCAAATGTTCCTATTAATGGAGATGGCGCTGGAGCTAAGGCAACTGTAGTTGTTAATGCTGATTCTAAAATTGATTCTGTAACTATTTCTAATGGTGGTTCTGACTATTCATTTGGAACTGTAGATTTAGAAGCAGGTGGATTGCCCACAGGGACTANTATTCCAGACTGTGATGTTATTATTCCTCCTCCAGGAGGTCATGGATCAGACATCTATAGAGAATTGGGTGCATTTAATGTTTTAACTTATGCAAGATTTGAAAATGATACAGAAAATCCAGATTTCATTACAGGAAACCAATTTGCTAGAGTTGGTCTAATAGAAAATCCCAAATTATTTAATTCAGATGGTATTTTTACTGATGATAAAGGTAGTTTATCTTATGCAATAAAACTAACTGGTGTTGGTTATAGTGAAGCTACTTTTACTCCTGATAGTTTTGTTACTCAAACAGTTGGGGTTGGATCTACTGCTGTTGGAAGAGTTGTTGCTTATGAGCAAATAACAGGTATTTTGAAATTATGGCAAGATAGAGCTACTGCTGGATTTACTACAGTTGGAGCAGCCATAACAAATCCAACCTATGGATTTACAATGAATAGATTTACTGCAGGTATTTCCACCGGTGGAACTTATAATATTGTCCCAACTACAGGCAATACACTAGCTATTGAGACTTCCTTTACAGATAATAAAGTGTTAATAAATAATAGAGATTATTATCTGGGACAAGATTTTACTCTAGGTGTTGCTCAACCAGAAGTTCAAAAATATTCTGGAAATATTATTCATATTGATAATAGACCATCAGTNACAAGGTCNTCGTCCCAAAAAGAAGACGTCAAAATTATCTTGCANTTCTAAAAAATCATGCCACAGGAAACCAATCTTAATGTTGCTCCTTATTTTGATGACTTTGATACGCAGAGCAATTACTATAAAGTACTATTCAAACCTGC